GGATGTTGTCGCCGCTTGCGTATTTAGCCATGGTTTATGCGTTTGGGTATATAAATGGGGTTGTGTCAGAACTTCCTGCCGCCGCTCCGGAGTTGCCCCAAGAACCACGAGCAGTGAATTGTGTTGTGCCGAAACGACTTGCTACTGATGGTGATTGAGCAGCTGCTGCGCCGACTCCATCAGTGCTGCGGAATCCGGGACCAGCGAGGCTGCCCATCATTCCGAATGCTCCACCCATTGTTTGAAGGATTGGAGAGAAGATGCTTGGGTCTGCTCCGTATTGAGGGAGAGAGCGAATGACCTGACCTTCTGCTTGTCCTGCCATCCCCTTCATCTCCATGTTGATTTGTCTGCTACGCATCAGGTAGTTCAGTTCAGCATTCGACGTTGACTCTGATTGCTGACGGCGGAAGTCGCTCATCAAGGCATCCACAGAATTACCGTAAACCCCTGAATCTGCGCTCTGGACAGCCGCCTCACCGAGAGCCGCATAGCCTTCTCTCTGAATCTGCTGAATCTGTTGTGACATGGCAACACGTTCCTCTCCTTGACGGAGACCAATTTGCTTGTATTGAAGAAGAAGGTTTTCGTTTGCCAATCTTTGAGTTTGTTCATATTGATACTTTTGATAGTCGTTTTGTGAAGAAGTAGCGTCACTCTGCGCCTTGAATGAAATAGCTGCCGCCGCTCCCGACGCAGCGACGCCGGCGATGATGAGACCACCAGCTGCTGCTGATGTACCGAGGGCAGTACCTAACATTCCCGCTAATGGGATAGCTGCGAGGAGTGGTGCACACATTGTTTAGTTGTTTTTCCTGTAATAAAATAATACTGGTGTTTGTTTGATTAAAACAGAATCCACGATGTTGAAACCAAGCCACTTCAGCCAACGGCAATGGGCTTTGTTTCTGGAATCGACCCAGTTCCCTACGCTGGGAAAAGGCTTTGATATATGGTTGAGCCACATTTGGCTCTGCCGCAAGAACGGCATTTTGATTGTGAATAATTCCGGAGTACCGAGAAGCCACATTGAAGCCGGCTTGTCAAGGACTGGGACTACCCCGAACATGGCTACAGGTACGCCGTTGCCAATCGCTGTCAAGGGTTGAAGGCTGTCATGGAACCCGCTTGTCAAGGCTTGGGTAGCCGAGATGTCGTGGAGTGACAGTTCGTCCAAGTCTGCTTGTCTCAGCTTGTCAACGATGTAAGAGATGTCTTCAGGTATCGAAGGACGAGCAAAGCTCATCCACGGCTCCGTGTGACATAGTGAGCCTCGAAGACTGCGGAGTTGAGGCGGATAGGCATGTGGCTATTGTTCGATACTGAAACAGTTACGTCATCGTTCTTTGAGTGGATAGGGAAGCGGAACGTGCCTGTAGGCAGGTTGACGGTATCCGTGTAGTAAGCAGCGGATACTCCTCCACCGAAATACTCATAAGTCTTCTCGTCACGCAGATATGCGTAGGAATCACGGAAGGTTGGAGTGATGGATACGGAGAAGAAGCCTGTATCGGCGAACGTAATGCTTCCGTAGGTAAGGCTAAGGCGTCCGTCTAGGACGGGGACGTTTTGGTTGCGGAGGTAAATAGGAGAGAATGTGTATTTCATGTCGTACGGGATGCCCACGTACGTCTCTCCTCCACCAGTCCAGTTAATGTTGGACGTGACCGTAACTCCTGATACTGAAGTAATGTTGCTTAGTTTACCTTTGTAGACAGCTGTTAGGTTTGATACCCATTGCATGTCCACGCTTGTGCTGGCACTGCTTACTCCACCAGAATATGTAGTGTTTGTAAGATGGGTATAGCAATCAAGATGTGGGATAAACGTGGCTGGGTCTGGAACCTTCACCTCGAAATCCATTACCTCAACTTGGTATTTACTGTTTCTGTCTACAACCATATAAAGCTTCTTATTGATCCAGTGGATCGCTTTAATTGATTTGGTCTTTGGAAACACCCACTTCGACCATGCGCTCTGTATTTTATCAGAGCCGTTCATCATCCATTTGTAGCTGTAGAGCACGGCTCCGGTTTCGGACTCGATCTGTGAACCGTCGTAGCCTGTGTCCGTCAGAACAACTGCAAGGTTGTCATAAGAAGACACTGCGATCTTTCGGGGTGTCTTCTCAATGTACGAATTAACGTTAGCGGTTAGGTCTAATCCCTCATACTGATCCATCGTGCTGGACATTGACGTCTTGTAGTATTCACGGATACCGCAATACTTCGAGTCCGCCTGAGCGAATAGAATAGTTTTGCCTGTAGCAACTGGGGGACACGAAGCCGAAGCGTTGGAATACTCCGTTGTCAAGGTCGAGGTGACTGACGTTGGAGTAAGCGGTGAGTTGTCGGATGTGCCGAGAACAAACTGAGCCTTGTCTCCAAAGAGAAGCAGCCGGTCTCCTTGTGCTACTGCCTTATTCAAAGTAGATACGGATGTGCTCAACGTACCGACGTCGATTGGATCACTGTCAATAGTCTGTGCTACCGATGTCTTAAAGAAGTTGAAGTACGCACCTGCTTCACTCATGCAGACTTTGTCACCTGCGAGGAACCCAAGACGGTTCTTGAAGAAGAAGATGTCTTGAATGGTGCGCCCTACGAATGATGGGGATTTGGCGGTAGTCGTATCACCAACGGTACGGTTTGCCCACGGACCTTCTTCAATAGAGAACCAAATACCGTTTGTTGTATCACTCATTCGCTTCATAACAAAAGGAGTGGTTGTCTTGTCAAGGACGTAAGTGACGCCCGGAGCAACGCATTCTGTCCAAATACCATTGGCATCAGCAGTCGCTGCGGTAAACTTTACGTAATACGTGTTCCCTTTGACCTCTGGGTCTGGGTTGACAGCGATCACGAAATCAGCTGGTGCTTGTACTGGTAAATCAGACAGCCGTGGGACTGTGTCCTTGCATGCGATGAGGAATGAATCACCGCCAGAGTCTGTCGCCTTAACGGTGAACTTGGATGTACCGGTTCCAAAGATATGAATGGTTGAGCCGTAGCGGACTGCGGTAAAGCTTAAGCCCGGTGTCCACTGACCACTGGCGGCATTGATAGCCGCCGTGAGTGTTGTGGCAGTGTCATCGGTTTTAATTGTTCCTACTTCACCAGCGGGGGCAGTACCGGAGCCGCTATAAGTAGCCACAGAGAAGGTCTTAACCATATTGGATGAGTCCTTCATAGTAATGATGTAGTTAGTCTTGTAGTTTGCCTGTACTACAGTCACAAGTGCCTCATCAACACGAGTCGTTGTCGTAGCCGCTGTCATGGCTACATTCTTTGTCTTATTGACAATGAATGTGTAGTCAGCGACTGACAGGCAATCTGATCCGATATACCCAGACCCTGCCATATAGGACGTCCAAGAGGATAACGTATTTGCTCCGTATACTCCTCCCCAACCAACGCTGTATGACGTCCCGTTTAAGTCATATACTGTGGGAACCTGATTATTGTTTATTTTAAGAATATATCGCTCAGTAGTATCTCTTTCGATGAAATGAAAACGAGTCTGATTACTGTTATTCGGAGATGCTTCCAAAGGACATTGGAACTTAGTCGGAGGTCGCTTTGTCAAGCCATCGGTAGGGCTTGAATAAGCATTCAGTTGCTCCGATCCCTGACTTGCCAATCTCATTTGAGGAGGTTGTTGAGATACCCCTTGAATAAGGTTCGCTACAGGGATCGACACAATCATCGACTACGCCGCCTTTGGTAAGTGACATAATCATTGTCAAAGATATTGCAATCAGCTTGCTCACTCTCGAACTGAAGGAGAGAGAGATAGGCTTGTGACTCCTCTGATTGAAGCATGGCTGCACGCCCCTGCTCGCCCACGAGACGCTCGAAGAAGGAGCGTGACGCACGCATGACGATATACCGACGTGCTGGTTCAGGTAGATCAACAAACTCCAACCACACCATTACCTCAAGACCGGTGATGCTTGTTGTGAATACATCAGTATTCCCTGTGCGGTTGAATAGATACGCACCCCGCTTCATGTAGTCGTAGTCAGCGTGATCGACAGTGATCCAGTTCTGTGGAACTGATACTTTGCCGTTTACATCCTTTGACAAGGTCTGATTGAATACAGTATTAAACCACCAGCCACGGCTTTGAACCTCACGACTTACCTCTTCGAGGATGTTCGCAGCGATTGCGGTATCAGCAGACCTAGCTCCGTCCATAGAGTTAATAGGTGCTTCACCGATGCAGGACAACATGGTGTTGATTGCCTGTAGCTCGGATGATTCTTTCATTGACATGGTGTTCTCCTAGTTGTTGAGTGAAGAAGCCACCCACTCCCAGTTAAGGGAATGGGTGGGTAATAAACAAATCAATACATCAAGAAGCAGAAGCAGCGATTTCAACAGCGCATTCTGGACGCAGAACGCCGAAACCAGTCATGAGCTTGCCGAGCATCAAGGTTCCTTGATACTCAATCTTCCGCTCCGACTCAGTCACGACGTCATGCTTTTGAACGCAACCGACGGCTTCACCACGACCGATTACAGCAAGGGTCTTGCTAAAGTCAGCGATGTAACCGTGTCCAGAACCAAACGGATCATTCTTAATAGAATGATTTGGCATGGTGACGTCACCAGCCGCCGTTGTTCCTGTCTTGCCCTTATCACCAGACAACGCACTGTAAGCTGCGTTAATGGTCTTTGGGAAACCAGTAGCACCGTCAGCATCAGCCGTTTGATCAACTGCTGGAATAAACGCAGATTTAATCAAACGCATACCAGCCAGTTCGTGAATAATACCCTTAGCATAGTTGCCATTGCCTTCTGAGTAATCACGACTTTGTACGTACTGATTGTTTCCCGAAACCAACTTCCAATAGTTGGTTGGGTTCAAGATAATAAAGCGATCCTCGGAAGGAACGTCTTTATTGTCAAGAGCCGCCGCAGCTTCGTAGCAAGAAGTAACAAAGTTAGCCGCTGAGAAAGTAGTACCAGTTTGAGTAATAGTTGTACCAACCAAATCTTGTCCACCTGACGTTTTGTACGTCACGGGACTCGCAGTTGTACGTGCCGCTGCGAGCATGGTCTGCATAGCAGCCTTGTCGAAGTAGTACGCCAACTCACGAGCAATTTGTGTGGCAATAGGACCACGTACATCCCAGTGATTCAACATGTCATCAATGTCGGCAACGAAAGCTGACGAAATCAACTGACCGTCGATGTTGAGAACACGTTCAGCGAACTTCATATCGCCTACGTAACCGTTAGCGGTTTCGAGGAGATTCTGTCCGGGGACGTGGAACTTAGCACCGAGCGAGCCATACAGCGGGAATGCTGCGGACTTGCCGACTGAGATTGAGCGAGTGGTAATCAACGGCTTCATGACAGTCTTTTGCTCGAAGAGACTCAGCACTTCGCCGCTAAAGACTTTGAGGAATAGAGACCACTTGTCAGTGGCTCCGTTCAGTGATCCCGAACGGGACGCATTAGCATCTGTAGTACCCATTGGATACTCCTTATTAAAAATAGAATCAAAACTGTTGGATGAATTAGCCGCTCAAGGTCTTGTCAAGAGGACGTTGTCAACGAGTGTCCGGCGCACCGGGTCGTTCAACTGTCTCAGACGTTTCCGTAACGGAAGCCACCCACCATCCAGCGGGGAGGGTGACTTTAGATTTGGACAGGACACGTGTGCCGTCTTCTTGGACGACATACACGTATGCCTGAATTGGTTCAGCGAGTTGTACAGGAGTGCCGTCAGGGACGATTAGTACGTCCGGACTGGCGCAGCTTGTCAAGAACAGCCCTGCGAAAGCGATCCCTACGTCCACCAGCAGTAGGGTCAGCATTGATTGCTTTCCCACGCTGACGTGACAGGGAGTCGAAATACGCAAGGAATGTCTCTAGGATTGGTTTAAGCCATCCCCACATTATGCGGTTTTCTCGGCATCCTTGGCAAGGATTAGACCAACACCAGCGGTGATCGCTGCGATGGTTGTACCTACATCAAGGGAGGTTGTTGGATCATTGTCAATCAATGCTTTCACAGCAGCACACACGGCTACAACGATTGCGATAACTCCGGTAGTTGTTGTTTTCCAGTTGGTTTTCATAGTGTTTCCTTAGTCGTTAGTGTTTCCGATTCGGCGAACAACCTGAGCACGGTACGCAGGGTCTTTCGCATAGCGAGGGTCTTGCATGGCAGCCACCATCTCTGCTTTAGAAGCAAAGCCGACGTCAGCTGAACCACGTTTACCTTCGATTGTTCGATCTGGTCCACGTGAGTTCTCTGCTCGGTAGCGAGCCATCAGTGACTTGGCAGCAAAGGCAGCTTTCTTAGAGTCACCTTCTTGCACGATCTTGTTGTATTGCTCAACGTCATCAGCGGACATGTTTTGGCTTGCCCAGCTGACAACCTCTTGATAGGACTCTTTGCCGCCTACTTCTTTGTAGATCATTTCTTCGGCAGCGGCTGCGGTGCTCTTGCGACCCTCGACATAGGAGTCAACGAGGTCACGAGAAACACCTAGCTTCTCAAGACTCGTGTAGGAGTCTTCTGAGAGTTGACCGCTGGTCTGGTATTCACTCACAAAGGATTGGAACGTTTCCGTTGTCAAGCCCTTGGGGGAACCTTCAGGAATCTGCGCTGGAGGAGGAGTGTCCGATTTAGGAGCACCCATCTTTGCTTGCAACTCTACGTATGCCTTCTCAAGGTCAGCAGCAGAGTTGAACTTTCCTGCAAATACTTGATGAGGGTCTTTGATAACGTCGAGATCAGACGTGTTCTCTTGTGAAGAGCCACGTGCAGTATCAGCTGCTTCGGCACGGGCTAGGTATTCAGCGTCTTTGGGACCAGTTGAGCCAGTTGGCTGTGAAGATAATGGGGCTTTTTGTTCACTCATTGTGGGGGTACTTCTCCTTCTTGTTGTGGCTGCCCTGCTTGAGCAGCACCGACTTGCGCTCCAGCCTTAATAAGGGCAGGTGCAATCTGTGTTTGTGCGGCTTGTGCTTGAGCCTGTTGTTGTTCTTGTTGGACTTGTTCAGGACTCTTGACGATTCCTGCCGTATCCAATCCAAGAGCTGCCGCACGAGCAGCCATGTATCCAGTGACATTCAGGTACTGAGCGATTGCTTGTGGTCCAAGCGTCTGCCCAATGCCTTGTACGAATGCGTCTAGTTTTGTGAGTTCATGTCCACGACCAAGCGCATCAAGACCAGTGATGATCACGGGTCGGACGATGCCTTCGGGAAGCTTTCGCATGCGCCCCTTCTTCTGCATTGTGGAAAGAGTCACACGAATAATCGGTAGTTGAAGATCGAATGCAAGAGTGGAGAAGACGCCGCCGAGGGTGTCTTCCAGTTCCTGCGCCATGAGGCGGACTTCCGTAGCAGTTACCCGCTCGGCGTCACGTTGCACGGACGAGCGAAGCATGAATGCGTTCTCTAGTCGTTGCTGAATACTTTGGGCAACACCTTGGCTAACCTGAAAATCAGCATATTTCTCCAACTGAAGAACAGTGACGTCCTCTGCGTTACCTGATTTAATAGCACCGTTGGGTGCGTTCT